TTTGTTGGGTATCTCTAATAACTTCATTGCTCAAGACCCTCCTTATCAAATTATCGTACCGAAAGCCTCTTCAGTACCTGCAATTGATAAGACAAATAGAATCTTGAGAAACGTAAGTTTTCAAGCTACCCTTGCAGGGGCAATACAAGCAGTTAAAATAACAGGAACCGTAAGCGTCTAAACCGCTTTTTTAGGAGTTAATCATGTCCGTACGCACCTTCGATCCAAAGCAAGTCATAGTTACTATCGGCGGCGTTCCTATGTCGGGATTTTCCGACGGTACTTTTCTAGAAGTAGATCGTAATGAGCCTACCTGGAATATAGTAGTCGGCGCAGATGGTTTAGTAACCCGCGGCAAGACTAATAACTTTTCAGGCACTCTAACACTTACCCTAAAGCAATCAAGCCCTAGCAATGACGTTTTAAGCGCATTTATGGCAGTTGACGAAGCGACCAACGCGGGTGTAATTCCTGTGCTTGTAAAAGACCTAAGCGGCAACTCAATTTACTTCTCAGCCCGTGCTTGGATTACCCAATACCCAAACTCAACTTTCGGTAAAGACATTACAGATCGCCAATGGGTATTAAGTATGGATGAAGCCGATATGTTTGTTGGGTCAAATTCATTATCTTAAGGTGATTTTTGCAGGTTTTCTGCAAATTTGGGAGAAAAAATCGTATAATCTGGGAAAAATATGATTGAAACAAAAGAAAAAAGTATTGACGGGTCGACTTATTCAGTCACCCAATTGCCAGCCCGTAGAGCTATTAGACTCAAGGCGAGATTGATTAAGCTTTTCGGTCCTGTTCTCGCTCAAGTCTTCATAGCTGCAACAGAGAAAGGGGACGAAGCTCAAAAGAAAGCGGACCTTGTAAGAGCTATTGAGATACTAGGCGACCACATAGACGAAAATTCATTTGAAAGTCTAGTCGTCGATCTTCTCAATGGTGTAAGAAAAAACGGAATGGAGTTAACCCCTCAGACCATAGACATGGAATTTGCGGGAGACATGGCGGGACTTTATCAAGTCATGTTCTTTGTGATAGAGGTGAACTTCAGCAATTTTTTTTCCATGATCGGTATTGGGTCGCCATTCCAAGCGGAACTACCGACGGCTCACAAGGAAGATACGAAAAAAACCTTCATGCGGAAATAAAAGAAGAGTTCCCCATTTGGAGGCTGGTAATAGACCAAGTGGCTACACTTGAGGAACTGGAAACAATTTGGAATCTGGACGATGTCGAAAGGGCTAACGCTCTCCTAGATATGCGACAGGATTTAGCAGATGACGCAAGGAGAAGGGCCAAGAGATGACAGTAGTTAGGGAGCTTGTTACACGTCTTAGTTTTGCTTTTGACAAGACAAATTTGAATAAATTTGAGCAGTCTATAAGTGGATTTAAAACGCGTTTCGATATTTTCAATTTAGCGGTTAAAAATACCGTAGGAAGACTTTTTGAATTCACTACAGGTATTGCAGATGCAGCAATTCAAACTAAAGATTTAGCGGATTATTCAGGAATTGCTTTAACAGATTTTATAGCTCTTCGAAACGCAGCAGCAAAACTTTCTCTTCCCGCTGAATCGTTCAATTCAGCAATAGAAAAAATATCAATAAATATAAAACAAGCTTCTAGAGGATTCGGAGAGCTTTTTCAAATTGTTAAAGAGACCAATGGAAGAGTAAATTTTAAAGATTTAAACGGTGATTTACTCAACGCGAAAGATGTTCTTTTTCAAATTTTTGACGAAGTAAATAGGATTAGTGACAGATCTGAAAAGCTAAGAATTTTAGGAAACTTTTTTGATCCTCAGTCCGCGGGCGCATGGTTAAGAGTCATTGAAAAAGGTAGAGCAGAATTTGAGAAGCTTGTTATTGCTGAACAAGCAGGGGCTAAAGCTCAAGCGGATCAATCAGATTCTCTTATTGAATATAGAAAACAAGTATCAGCTATTGCCGTTGAGTGGGAGCAAGTTTATCAAACAATAGCGTCTTATGTAGCTCCTAAACTTCTCGATGTTCTTCAACAGACCAATAAAATTATTACCGCGACCAAAGCGGGAGGATCAACATTTTCCTCTTTTTGGAAAGCTCTTGGAGATATTGGGGGTAGAATAAATAGTCCTCAAGACGCTATTGACCTAATGTCAGGACAATTTCAACAAAAGAGAATACAAAGAGAAAAATTAGACGTAGAAAATTCGGTTGATCTAAGAAGAGCGCAAGAGTTTGAAGCTAACAGAGCAAGCAACAATAATAATTCTGCAACCTTTAACAATAAATTTGAATTCAACGTTCCACCTGGAACAACAGAACAGACCGCAAACTTTATGAGTGAGGCAATTAGACTTACCTTGAATGATCTATGGACCGAAAAGACACGCGAAGTATTCGCCAATAATCCGCAGGTGGAATAATGGTTTTAAGTTTGATTTACGGGAAAAAGTACGCTCAAAGCTCAGTAGGAATAGTTACCTTTGATACGATGGTGAGCGAAGAACACCGCTTTACTTCAAGGGTTACATACTTCCCGATTGAGTCAGGGCCTATTGTGAGCGATCATATCATTAAGCAACCCGACGTAGTTATATTGTCAGGGCTTATTTCAGATACTCCTTTAAATATTTTCGCGCCCTTCAATAGGTCAGTAGCGGCATTTAATGCTCTTATCCAAATGTTTGAAAGACGCCAGATTTTAGACGTAATCACTGGTATAAGAGTTTATAAGAATATGGCTATAACCTCTCTTGATGTTCCTAGAACGGTTAAGACAGGTCAAACTTTAACTTTTAATATTGAGCTTCAACAGATCAACTATGATAACACAATACAATCAGTGGCTATCCCTGGAAACGCTTTTGATGGTGTCCAAGATTCAACACCTCGCGCAATAGTTGCAGAAAATACGAATATTCCGATTATTCAAAATGACCCTCCTTACAGTCTTAAAGACCAAGCAAGCTCAAGCGTCAACGTCGGCGTACAAAGTCTTTCAACTGTTCCAACAGCCGTTTTGCCTAATGTAATCGTTGGAGCCGCGGCGATTGAAGGAGTAACCTAATGCAAATCATGCCATTTAAAGAATCTGCCGCATGGCAAGAGCAAATCACTTTGAGCAACATTATTTATATCCTTTATTTCAAGTGGAACGCTTTAAATCAATATTGGGTAATGAATATCTACGATGCCAACGCCGCGCCTCTTTTGCTCGGGGTTAAGGTAGTTCCTAACTTCGACCTTACTTCCCCTTTTACAGTTCTCGGGTTGCCCCCTGGTGACATAGTTTGCCAAAACATATTAAATCAGTGGGGCCCCATTCAACGCTTTGATATGGGCGAGACTTGCGAATTAATCTATTATACGCCTGGCGAGTTGGAGGCAACCGCAAACACATGAACTTTTACAGGGAAGCGGCTCTAAGGGTCAGAATCAGAAATAATAATTTCACGGGTTATATTCGTGAGTTAACTTTTTCAGGGCTCCGCGTCTCTTTCTCTATCACCAAATCTTTAGCCTGGTCTACAAATGCCGCGGTAATTAAGATCTGGAATTTAGGTCAAAGCAATCGCAACCTAATAAAAGATTATGGAGATGAGGTTACCCTTTATGCAGGATATTCCCAAGACTCAGACCCACGACTCGGTTACCGAGACGACTCCCGCGCCTCACAGGTCCTTTTTATTGGTGACACCACGGCAGTCTCGCACATCTACGAACAGCCCGAAATTATCACAGTCCTTGAATGCGGAGACGGCGATAAATTCATTAACCAACTTAGAGTTTCTGTCTCTTACGCCGCGGGTACGCCCGCGAGGACCGTTATTCACGGTATCGCATCTCAAATGGGCATTAATATTAGCCTTTACGCTGCTAGTGATAATCTTGAGTATAGACAAGGTTTTAAGTTTATAGGAATGGGCAAGGATGCCTTGACCATCGTATGTAATTATCTTGGTCTTCAATGGAGCGTACAAAATAACGCCTTGCAGATTATTCCTCTAGGAGGGACAAATACCCTCCCCATCATTCAAATTAATCAAAACACAGGTATGCAAGGTGTGCCGACTCGCTTCACTAATAGAAGAATTGATCTTTACCGCTCTATCTATGCCCCTACTACGGGTTATAAGATCAATGTGGCTTTAAACCCTCTAATTTTGCCAGGCTCTGAAATAGCCCTAATTTCCACCCATTTAGGGGTTAATGGGCCTTATAGAGTAGAGAACGTAAGGCATGAGGGCGATACTTATGGGTTTGTGTGGTCCTCTAACCTCGAAGTTACGGAACTTACGGGAGGCCCGACACTATGACAAGTCCAGTAACCATGACCGATGCAATCCGTCAATCAATTCTTTTTCAGCTAAACAATGTTCACACGGCTTTACCTGGCGCGATCATCTCCTACGACTACACCTTACAAAAAGCATCTATTCAGCCTCTTTTAAATAAGTCATGGGCGGATGGCACTACCACAGTTATGCCAGTTCTTGAAAATGTTCCCGTGATATTCCCGCGCAGCGGCGGGGCTAGCCTCACGTTCCCAGTCGTGCAAGGCGACCCCTGCTTGCTGCTTTTCATTGAGAGATCAATTGACCAATGGCTAACGCAAGGGGGGCAAGTCACACCGCAAGACCCTCGCAAATTTGATCTTTCCGACGCGGTAGCTATAATGGGCCTATCTCCTTTTTCTACTACTTCGCCAGCCATGAATAATTCGGACGTGCTTTTAACTTATGAAAATTCTAGTATAACGATTAAAGCTAACGGGGATATTGTCATAAACACCTCGGGTAAAGTGGCAATAGGCAACTCTACTACAGAGCTTTTAAATATTGTATCGGAGCTTATGGGTTATTTACAGGGCGCGACAGTGATGGGGCCAGCTTTTAACGGACCTTTAAACGCCGCTTTCATTGCACAGGTTGCAGCCATACAGACACAGCTTGACGCGATTAAGGGGACTATATGAACGATTTAGCTTTAGACCCTACAACAGGAGACCTTTTAATTGTCGATTTTGATCTTGCTATTGTGTCAGGCGTTGACCAAATTGCTCAAAACCTGGCGATTCGTCTTCGCTTTATTCTTGGCGAATGGTACTTAAATACGCTCGCAGGGCTACCCTACTATCAATATTTTTTCATTAAAAATCCGAATCAAATACAGGTAGAAACATTCTTGAAAGACGAAATTTCAAACACTACGGGCGTTATTCAGATTACATCTTTTTCGTCAGCATATGATGGACAGAATAGAAAATTTTCAGTTAATTTCGCATGTCAAACAATTGACGGCAACCTAGAGCTTGAGGAGAGTATACCATGACATTCGGACTAACCCCACAGGGCTTTAATGCCATGCGTCTTGCTGATGTTAAACAGAGCTTGGAGAATGCCTTTATAGCTCAGTTCGGCGATATCAATATAGACCCTCAATCAGTTTTCGGACAGGAAATAGGGGTTTTGTCAAAGTCTTTTGCGGACCTATGGGAGAATCTCGAAGATGTCTACCTCTCACAGTATCCTAATTCAGCGTCGGGAGTATCTCTTGATAACGTAGTACAGCTTAACGGAATTACAAGGCTTCCAGAAACCCAAACCTCGGTTGTAGCTACTTGCGACGGCTCAGAGGGGACTTATATTCCGATTAACTCGCTTGCTTTGATCCCTTCAACGAATGCCTCCTTTTATGCGAATGTAGGCGGAACAATTACCAGATCAAACGCGGACATTGTTAAATTTAGTATTGTTGCTCTCGCAGCTCAACCCTATACCGTAGTTTTAAACAACGTTCCATACACCTACTCAAAGCCTATTGTTACCTTTTCTAACACTGGACCTATCTTCGTTGCGAGTAATAGTGTTGTAGTTACACTAAATGGAACGGCTCTTGCCGCAGTGCCTTACAATACATCTAGCAACCAAACTTTAGCAGACGTAGCCGCCGCAATTGCAGGTTTTGCAGGAGTTGCCACAGCCGTCGTAACGAATCCTAACATAATTACCATCACTCCAACGGCCGGCCACAATATCACGGTTAGCTCTATTTCAATCACTGGCGGAGCAACTCAAGCAACCTATGTAATCACTTTCGTAACGCCAGGAAGCAACAACGCTTTGACTTCCGCTTTGACGGCGGTAATTAATCTAGGTTCGCCACCTTGGCTTGCGGTGGACAACATGGACGGAACAATTACAATCACTGCAAATAATTCAGCGGTTCCTTTCTCTTGCAACGTCGGACTTAACTTAAGCCTCTTTTATGTAGCTTCTCCGATTAACTTCCTTAGCGAAGATTTTGGGCCTATTCCTTGCCCTATCAATACACTTACTCAGATTGTAACCCCCATTGCTGGCTGGAATTCAATCAACAACT